CGGCGTCCAGTACTTGCCCATTCAGGGCGCCCATGCGCTGGAATTCATGGGTCGCATCCAACTGTCGGCGGGCCTTCGCCAAACGCTTGTTGACCACATCCTGCACCGCCTGCAACTCGGTGCGCGTGCCGAAGGCGCGGATGCCCTGGATCTCATCGGCCTTGATGGTGAAACGTTCCGGCAGGTGCACGGTGTTGAAAGGGATCAGCGTCCGCTTGGTCGCGCCGACCACCAGGCCCGACGTACCACGCTCACCCGCCGGCACCAGGGCCAGGGTGTCGCCGTCCTTCTCGATCTGCACGGTCAGGGTGCTGATGCCCTCTTCGCGGAACAGGCCCAGGCTGCTGATGCGGCCCGGCAGGTATTCCTGGTCATTGATTGCAGCGGTCAACGAGGAGACGCTGAACGCATCGTCTTCAAAAATGGCGATCTCGGCCATGGGGGTACTCTCCAGAAACGAAAAATCCCGCACGCGGCGGGATGAATAAACGGGGATGTGCGTCTTAGCGGACGATCAGGAAATTCGCGGCCAGGGCCTTTTCGGCCGCAGGGTCGAGGCCGGTCAGGTGTGCTTCGCTGACCTCCGCCAAGCGCACCACAGCGCGACCGCGACGGACAACAGCCGACTCGCCGAGCGGCCCGTACAGGATCGCGACGGCGTTTTCGGTGCCGTCCTCGGCGGTCGGCTGGTACGGGGCAAACTCGCTGGTGGCGGTGATCAGACCGAGGATCTGGCCCGGCTCAAGCGCTGCACCGGCCGCGACGTTGATCGCTTCGCGGGAAATATTGCCGGCGCCCTCGGACAGCAGGAACTCACCTGCGTGCATCGATTCGGTTTTCATGCTCTTGCTCCTTTCGAGGTTCCGTTCTGCGCCGCCTGACGGGTGGTCCAGATCGAGTGGGTATCAACCTGCTTGGCCTTGACCTTGGGTACAGGGTCGTCGTCCAGCGGCAGGCTGTTGTTGATTTCAAAGCCGCCGCCGCTGCCGACCAGCTTGTCGAAGAGACGAGCGCGGACGGCAGCTTCGTCGAGGCCGGCCGTGATGAATTCACCGGTCAGCTCTGGCAGCCGGGCCGCCACACAGAGACCGTGCAGCGCTTTGGCATTGGTCAGTGCGGCCTGGATCACCGCTTCGCTTTCGAGCCTGGTAGCGGCCAGCAGCGGTTCCACCAGATTGCTGATGCCCGCTGCCGCGCAACCTTGCGTGACCATCAGCGCGAGTTTTGCCGCGTCCAGCACCGGCGCAGGATCGGGCTCCGGTAGCTCCACTTCAGGCTCTTCATCCAGTTGGGCGAGCAACTCCGGTGGGGCATGCTGGAAACGCTGCAACACGCTGCCCTGGCCGAGACAGGCGCTGACCTTGAGGCCGTCGCCCACTTCATCGGCCAAGCCCAGCGCCACCGCCTCGTTGGCCGTGAGCCAGGTTTCAGCGTTGACCATACGCCGCAGCTCGGCTTCGTCGATGTCCGGCGCCTTGGCCTTGTAGGCCGCAATGATTGCCTCCAAGGTCTGGTCCAGCACATCGGCGACGCGGCGGAAGTCTTCGGCATCGCCGCCGGTGAAGGTGTAAGGGTTGTGGATCATCAGCATGGCGTTGGCCGCGATCACCACGCGGTGAGCGCCGCACACCGCAACACTGGCCGCGCTCGCCGCCAGGGCATCAATGCGGCCGGTGCAGCGCTCGCCCAAACGCGACAGCGCGTTGTGGATCGCCAGGCCGTCGAACAGGTCACCGCCGATGCTGTTGAACGCGACAATCACCGGCGACACGCCGTCATCCATGGCGCGCAGATCCTGCACGAACTGATTGGCGGTGACGCCCCAGGCGCCGATCTCGCCGTAGACGAAGATCTCGATGTTGCGCTGCTCGGCTTCGCCGCTGGCCTGGAGCGTGTACCAGCTTTTATCCGCGACGGTGACCAGCTTGCCAGCCTTGTCATAAACGCGAGGTTTGGCTTTTTTGCTCATGGTAGTTCCTTGTCATCAATCGGCTCGATGGCATCAAGCGTGGTGTAGTTGAGACCGAGTTCCGTGGACCGGGCGAGGTCGGCGGCGTTTTCAGCGTCGATGGTTTCCGCGTCGTAACCGTTACGCAGGCACATCTCACTGCGCGAACCGAAGCCCGCCTGCACTTCCATCCGCCGCGCCTGTACGTCCTGCACCGGCTGGATGTAGGCCCAGCCTTGCGGCACCCAACGCGTGCGCAGGTACTCACGCCGACGTTGTGCGTAGTCCGGCAGCACCAGCGCACCGGACAGCACCGCCATGTCCATCCAGGCAGCCCGCACCGGGCGACACAGCTGATGCACGTACACGCCGAATTGCAGCTGCTCCAGCCGGCGCCGGAACTCGTTGAGCACCACGCGCAGCGCCCGGTCGTTGACCTCCCGCATGTCGCCGGTGAGGATCTCGTAAGGCGTGCTCGACCCCGCTGCCGCAGCCATCAGCTGCTGACGCATGAAGTCAGGGTAGTTGTTGCCGGCGTCCGGTGGCTTGGAGAACTCCACCTCTTCACCTGGCCCCAGCTCCTGCATAGTGCCGGGCTCCAGGGCGACCATCGGCGTGAAGCCGTCGCGGTCGGTGGTCAGTAGCTGCCCGGTGACAGGATCGCGTGGCGTTTGCCCGTTGTCCGGTGCAGGGCGCTTGATGAAGCCGGCAAACAGGTTCGCCACTTCCTGGCGGAACAGCACCGCGTCGTCGTAGTTGTCCAGGCTGCGCAGGCGCTTCAAGACGGGCGCCAAACGCGGTACACCGCGAAGTTGCCCCGGCTCCATCGGTTCGAAGATATGGAGCACCTGCGTCGCCGGCACACGCACCAACTGGTTGTAGCCGGCGTTCAACGACGACGAATCGCGGGGATGCGACAGATACATCCAATAAGCCACGCGCTTGCCGGCCGAGTTGAACTCAATCCCGGCGCGGATCACGTTGCCGTTTTTGGCCGCCTCGAACTTGTCGTGCGGGACAAACTCAGGGGCCAGCGCCTGCAGCTGCAGCGGCACCGCCAAACCCTCGCTGGGGCTGCGCGGCCGCAACCGCACAAAGCACTCACCGGCCGTTTCAACGGTGCGCGCCACCAGGGCCTGCATGCCGTAGAAGTCGGTCAGTTCATCGGCGTCGGCCTCGTCTACCCAGTCATCCCACAGCTGCTGCTTGAGCTTGCGCAATGCCGCATCGTCCGTGGTCGGCCTGGGCGTGATGCCGGTGCCGATCAGGTTGCTGACGCGCTTGTCGATGACGTTGAACGCATACGGATCATTGCGCACCGCCGCCCGCGAACGCGCCCGCAGGTTGCGCAGGGCCGGGGTGTTGATGCTGTTGATGCCGTTGTCGGTGGCTTCCCAACTGGCCGAACGCCGGCCCTCCCCGGCGCCTTCGTAACTGGCCTTGATGTTCGACGGCAGCAAGAATCCATTACGGGTCAGCGTCGGATAATGTCGGGCCATTAGAGTCCCTTGCCTCCGTGGGTAAGCCGAACTACGCGAGAGCGCGGGCCGGCGGCTTGGCTCAGCGACGTGCGGATCTCGTCGCGGGCCTTGAGCAGTTCGTCGATGGAGCGGTATTCCACCGTACGGTCGCTGTAGCGCACGGTCTTTTCACCGCGTGCGATGGCGCGCTCGATGGCGTCGAGGTGCTTCGGGGTAAACGACATATCAGCGTCTCTTCAGGTAACCGCTGGTGGAACTGCGGCGTTGTGGGGGTGCGGCGGGTCTCGGTTGGGCGACAGGTTGCGGCGGCGGGGTCGCGGGAGCCTGTTCAGCAACCGTGACACGTTCGGCGGCGACCACCTTTTCATCGAACAAACCCGACTGCGCCAGCGACTGCCTTACCCGCTCCCAGTCGTGTTCCTGGTAGCGGTTGATGCCGAGGTAATGCGCCATTGCCAGGTTGTAAACCATCAGGTCGAGCGCTTCGTTGCGTTCGGCCTTGCCCTTGATCCACTCGATCCGCTTGTGGCCCCGCACGTACTTGGCAACCTTGCGCTCGGCCACGCACTGGGCGAAGAACTCGTCCGGTAGGTCGTTGGCAAAGTGCAGCGCACCCGGGCCGGATTCGAACGGGTAGCGGTTGTAGATCCAGTCCTTCGCGGTGTCGGTGCCGACAAACCACAGCTCGGCGCCGCCGCGTTCGGTCTGGCCCTTCCAGGTCACGTCGACCATCGAGGGCCGCTGAGCAATCACCGGTTTACCGGGCTTGCTCGCGCCCTTGATCGCGAAGATGTTGCGCCAGCGCCGCACACGGCAGAACTGATAAACCTCGTCCGTGTGGTGACCGCCGGAGTCGACGGCGACCGCGAGAATGCCCAGGCCGACGCCGCACGGGTGCCGGTAACGTTCCTTGAGCAGCTCATCCAGAACCGCCCAGGTGCGTTCGTCCGAAGGGTCGCCCGCGATCACCCGGTGATCGATGACCCAGCGCTCCATCCCGACGCCCCAGCCCATTGCCATGAACTCCAGGCGGTCGGCCTGCACGTCCACGGAGCCGGTGATCATCATCACGGCGGCAGGCATCGCGCCGAGGGAGAACCCTTCCCGGCGTGCACGCTCGATCAGCACCGAGGCCTTGGTCTGCTCTTGCGCGCTGTCCCAGACCTTCGCCAGACGGGTGTTGTAGAACACCTGCATGGGCTCAAGGTCGCCCTTGGCCTGGGCCTTTTTCGCCTTCTCGAATTGCTTCGCCAGCGATTTCCAGCCCGTCCAACCCAACGGCGAATACAGCGCGTTGAGGTGGAAGCCGACCGTCTCGCCGTCGCCCTTGGCATGGGCGCGCCATTCGCCACGGGCGAGCATGTCGCCCTTGTGGTGCTCCTCGATCAGCACATCGCAGTCAGGCCCGGCGCACTCGTAGTGCACCACGTTGAAGTCCTGGGAGTAATGCAGCCGCTCCCACTCCAGGGTCTGCATGTGCCCGCAGGTCGGACACGGCACGTAGTAGTAACGCTGGTCGCTGCCCTCGAACAGATCGTCGATACGCGAGGCGCCCTTGATCGTCGGCGAGCTGGAGAAGTAGAACTTGGCGTTGCGGCCGAAGGTACTGCCCCGCGTTTCCGCCAGCTCGATGGGGTCGCCCTCTTCGCCTACGTCTACCTCCCAGCGGTCGATCTCATCGCCGTACACATAGCGTGCCGACAGCTCGGCCAAGTTGGCCGCAGAACCGGCGGTGGTGACGTACAGCGAGCCGCCTTCGAACTCCTTGGTGTCCATAGTGTTGCGCGAGTCACGCGAGCGGCTGGCCGCCACACGTTCACGCAGCACCGGGGTGGCCTTGATGGTCTTGCCGATCCGCGACGACACCCGCTTTGCCAGCCCCAGGCTTGGCAGCAGCGTGAGGATGTTCGACGGCACCATATGGATCAGCGCGCCGATCCAGTTCAAGGCGATCTGGGTTTTCATCAGCTGCGAGGCGACCATGGTGACCACGCGCTTGCACGGGTGCGCTGGTGACAGACAACGCATCGGCTCGCGGGCGTACGGAGTTCGCACGGTGCGATATTTCCCTGGCTCGGCGGCGCCGGTATCACGCGGGATACGCATGTACTCGTCGGCCCACTCGTCCACCCACAGGCTAGGGTCTGGACGCAGCCCACGGAAATACGCCTCACGGTACACCTCGGCGCCGTCAGGTTTTTCCGTCTGCATGGGTTAACTCGTCGGGGTCAGATCGCGTTCAAGGTCGGCCGAGGACATGCGCTCGGCCTCTTCCAGGGACAGCCGCAGCGCCTTCGTGAGGTGCTGTTCTATTTCCCAAGGGTCGGTCATGGCCGCCAGTTCAGGGGCCAGTTGCGGGGGCATGCTGAGCAGTTGGTCGCGCAGCATGCGCCCGGCGTTGTAGGCCCCAGTGGTGACCGCCTTCATGTCCACCAGCGAGCCCTGCACCTTGTGGAACTCGGCCTCGGCCAACTGGGCCAGGTAGTACTCACGGTGTGCGCGGGCCTTCTGGAAGTCCGGTTGCCCGCTCTTCGCGCCAGCAGGCTGCGGCGGCGCAGCCGTGTTAGTCGGCTCGACCAGGGGGGACAGTTGGCTGTAAACGTCACGCTGGAGCCGGTCTTGCTGGTGGCGAGCCGCGACGGCGGCCTTGCTGGGGTCGGCGGTTTCGATGATCAGTGCTTCGGTTGCCAGCACGTCCACCTTCTTGCCGTCCGGCGACAGCACCAGGCGATTGTTGCCTTTGAGCCAGGTGATGTAACTCGGCGTCCTGCCGATGCGAACCGCGAAAGCGCTTTTAGACAGGAACAGTGGATCCGTCATAAGCCCTCCTTTTCAACGGCTTTTCAATGGAAACCTTTCAATTTCAATGGATTGAATTTCAGTAAGCTGGCAGCCCACCCGCTAACGCTTTCCCGCGGGTTTCATGCCCCGTGCCCCTCGGATGCCGCCAGGGTCCCCGGCGACTTTTCGGCGCTTCATTTTGGTGCGACTCGCTGAAAACCACGTATTCCGTGGCCTCCAGCCCATCACGCCTGACCACCGCCAGAGGGCGGCACATCGCACACGCCCAACCGCTTGGCGGCCCAGCGTTCGTACAGGCCGATGGCGACATCGGCGCCGGCCATCGCGGTAAGGCAGCCGATGCTCCCCGCCGCCAGCACCGACATGCCCGATGCGTGTAGCAGCATCATGGTGGAAAGCCCGCAGACCACGCAGGCCCCGGACCGCAGCAGCAAGCGGCGAACCAAAGACCAACCGCTCACCCCCGCCTTGTCGGCCCGCCATGCCTCGCCGGAAATCCCGCCGACCAGGGACAGTACGATCACCATCCAGATCGGCATCTCAATAAGCGCTTGCTGTTCGTTCGTCATAAGCGAACCCTCGGAAAGTTAAGGAAAAAGGAAGTGTGGCCGTAAAACTAAGAAGCGCTCTTTCAAACATGACTTGGCACGAATATCCCCAAAAAGAGGAATAACCTTTGGCAGTACACGATTTGATCCAGACAGCATGCGCAGTCATTGCGATTTTGTTGGGGCTGTATGGCTTAGAGCCTGAGAGAAGAAAACAGCTACGTAACGGCCTGCGTGCCGTTAGTTCAACAGTGATGATCGGAGCTTTTTACTTAGTCTTGGCAGCCCTTATCTACATGTCGGGGCAAGAAGTCGTCCAATTCGCACGCAGCACGACTCCGATTACTCGACTAGAAATCATTGATCTGATTATCAATATGCTGTCTATCTGTGGATTCGTATGGGCTGGATTTTTCCTACTTGCAAACCTAGGACGAGGCGCAAAAAACAAGCAATAAAAAACCGGCTATTGGCCGGTTCTCTGTACTGCTTAATTTGGTCGCACCTATCGAAGATGGGTACTTTTTACAGGTGGATTCCGGTGGCAGCAAGGGAGTTTTAATGCCATGGCGCAATATGGGTGCGACAGGGGTATGACGCAGGTACAACGGAGGGACAACGCATTCAATCGGCTATCGCCTCTGGTGCCCTGTCTGACCTGTCCCACTATTCTGGATCGAAGTAGGACAGCTACAGGCGCCTGAATTCGGGGTTCTGCCCTACTGTCCTACCTTTTTGACTTTTCTTTTGTGTATAGAGAGAAAGCTAAAAGCACGCGTGCGCGCCGTGGGCGCGATTACGTGCCCGCTGTGCTCATGTGTGCGTGGGGCGGGTGAAGGTTGGACGGTAGGACAGACCAACAACGGCGCGGCCTGCGCCTGTCCAACTGCACTAAGTGGCAGTCGGACAAGGCCGGACAGTAGGACAGCGGCACGCGGATTGATGCCGAGGGTCATGCAGCTTTCCCCATCAGCATGCCGGCGATGTGCAGGTGGGCTTCGTGCAGGCGCTGGTAATACGTGTCCCGACCGCATCCGCAGTGGGTGTACTTCTGCGACAGGAAGCTTTCGTGGTTGCAGTAGTGCTCGCGCACGACGACCGACAGCTGCGGCGGCAGGTGCTTGTTGACGATCAGCTCGATGTCGGCCGATTCATCCAGCAGCACCCGACTACCCCGCGTGCCGCGTATCAACTCCCCTTTGCACTCCATCAGCATGGCGATCATGTTGCCGCCACTCGGCCCGCCCGCGTTTTCCGGCACAGGCGAGTGCAGATCCTGCGCCCACAGTTTGAGCATCTCGTCGATTCGCTTAATCAAAGCAAGGCTCCTCGATCACCGACTGCTGCAACGCAGGCGCTCGCCCCCAGCCCGCTGGCTTTTCATAGGCCCACGGCCGAACCCCGCTTTTCGGCAACGCCGGCATGCGCCGCTTGCGCCAACCCAGCCGGTGCATGATCGCGCCGACACGCATCTGCTCGGGCTTGCCCCAGTGCCCGAAGTCCAGCTTCAGCGCCTGGGTCAGGATCTCGTTACCGGTGGCGGTCTCGCCGATCTGCGACTCTTCCATCCAAGCCAGGATCGGCCCTTCCCATTCGTCGACCACAAATCGCTCGTCCTGGGCCTCGGCGAACATCTTGGATTCGTCCTTGTTCACCCACCAGATGTCGCCCGCCTCGAAGCAGAACAACGCCTCGGCCCATAGCTGGTCGCGAATCTCGCGCAGTTGCTCCAGGTCGACCTTGTTGCAGAACACCGGCCAGTAGCGCCGGTTGCCCGTGGCGTCCTTGAGGTATTCCTCTTGGTTGGTGGTGCCCACGAAAACACACTGGCGTGGCACGTCATTCGTTCTGCGGCCGTAGCTCTCGCGGTAGGTGTCGGTGGAGGCGGAGAAGAACTGCTTGGCCTTGGTGCTTTCGGCTTTGTTGAAGCTGTCCAGCTCGCCCAGCTCGACGATCCACTTGCCGCGAATCGCCTGGAAGCTGTCCTTGTCGCCGAGGGCGAAAGGCGTGTCCATGAACCATTCGCCACCGAGGACGCCCATGGCCGTGGACTTACCGGCGCCCTGCCCGCCTTCGAGGATCATCACCGAGTCGGCCTTGCAGCCTGGGCGCATGACCCGCGCGACTGCGGAGATCAGCCAGCGCTTGCCGACCTTGGCCGAGTACTCGCTGGCATTGACGCCCAGCACGTCGGTCAGCCAGGTTTCGATGCGGGGCACGCGGTCCCATTCCAGCTTCTCCAGGTACTCGCGCACTGGGTGGAAGGCGTGGTCGTGGGCGACGACGCTGACGGCCTCGATCACGTGGGAGGCTTTGACCCGCAGGTTGTACTGCTGCGCGAGCCACTTCATCACGCGCATGTCGTCGATGTCGGCCCAATCGCCGGCACCGCCACCGAAGGGCGCGGACCGCAGCTTGACAATCTTGGAGCTGAACACGCTGTAACCGATGACACCGGCCCAGCGTTCGTCGTTGCCCAGGATCAACTCGACGTTTTGCATATGCGCGATCAAGGAGCCGTTTTCAGTGCGGGCGAGCTGGTCTTTCCAACCACCCGCTGCAGGCGGCTTGACCACCGCCAGCACCTGGCGGCGCACGGCCTCCAAACCTTCGGCGACGTGCAGGTCGTTGAAGTCGGTCCACTTGATCTCGCGCTCGCCGGAGAACACCGGGGCGACCACTTGACCGCCGACGACCAACGCGGCGTTGGCGGCCTTCTCTTCGCCTGGGTTCCAGGCGTCACCGTTGGGGCGTTTGGTCTTCCAGTCGTCGTCGCGGCAGATGATCAACGGGCAGCCGGGGAAACGCTCGCGCATGGCCTTGGAGACCGGCAGCAAGTTGCCCGCATCGAAGGCGATGGCGACGGTTAGCGAGGTCGCCATGTGCAGGCTTGCGCCGGTGGCGTAGCCCTCACACACCAGCACCGGCTCGCCGGGTTCAGGATGTGGGCCGATCAGGTGGAAAGCGCCTTCCTTCGACATGCCGTAGGGCCAGTACGCTTTGTCGCGCCCGGTGTCCTCTTGCTTAGCGGGGAAGATCACCTGCAGGCCGACGATCTGGTCGCGCACGTTGCACATGGGCACCAAAAATGCGCCGGTACGGGGCGCATAGCGGACTTTGAAGCCGACGATCTGCTTTCGATCCAGATAGGCGCTCTTGCCCTTTTCGGGCATGCGCTTGAACAGGCCGACGGCACGGTTGGCCGCTCGACGTGATGCGTTGGCCGCGATCTCGGCGGCCTTGCGCTTGGCGTCTTCCTGGCGAGCGCGCATGACTTCGCGCTCTTCCGGGCTCATGCGCCCGGCCTTGACCTTGATCTTTTGGGTGTCGCCGGAGCGCCAGTCACCGAAGCTGCCGAAGATCAGAATCTCGTTTTCTTCGGTGCGGTGTTCGTGGATGACGTACCAGCCGTTTTTTTCCTTGCCCTTGTCTTGGGTGGTTTTGCAGCGGGTGAGTTTGCCGAACGTCAGGGGTTGGGCGGGTTCGAGGCCGTA